AATTTGATTATTTGTTCCGTTAGACGGTGGCAACCTAAAGTTTACATTTCCGCTGTAAAGAGAATGAGGTGGAGCAGAAAGTGTTACCTTATGTGCATTACTAACCTCGCAATACATATCAATTTTAGCAGGGCTTCCTGACCCCGTACGCATCTCAACATACCCGTCTGAAACCGCTACACCTGAAGACGATCCGTTTCCGTCAAGATTAACTTTTCCTGTGCCGTTCGGAAGAATGTCAATGTTGGCGTTTGATGTAGAAACAATGTCCTGATTATTTACGTCAAGATTACCGCCTAACTGCGGAGAGGTGTCGTTTACGACATCCCCACTAGGTATTGTTGGTTTATTTAAAATTTGTGCGTCACCACTTGAAGCATTCCAATCTGCCTGTACGTTTACTTCTGCACCTGTTGCGATCCCTGATAACTTTGTTTTTTCAGCGTCAGTAAATGCGTTGGTATCGGATTGACTTTCATAAGCAGTTTTTATTTCTGCTCCTGTCTGATCCGCAGTAGCACTTGCTTCAATCCCTGTTAACTTTGTTTTCTCGGCATCAGTAAACGCATTTGTGTTTGACTCAGCTTCGTACGCTGTTTTTATCTGTGCGCCTGTTTGATGAACTGCGTCAAGAACACCTGTTGAGGAATTGATTGATAGATTATTACCAACCTTAATCCCACCTAAAACGGAAGCAGAAGCAATAGGTAAACTAACTCCACCTGTGGTCTGCAATACTCCTGTGGAACTGTTAATAGAAAGACCTGTCCCTACCTTTACCCCACCAAGATCATTTGCTGTTGCTATCGGTAAAGTATATGACGGACCTGCAGGGCCTTGTGGGCCTGTTGCTCCTTGCGCTCCTTGCGCCCCTGTTGCTCCTGTTGGGCCAACTGTTCCTGAGGATTGAACCTCAACAACATTAGTGGTTTTGTTTACTGTTACTGTCTTAGTCATCAGGTCACGCTTTTATCTAGTTTGACTCTTCCCTCGACTACACGCTCCACTACTGAGCCACTTACTAACTGCAAATCATAAACTGCCGATTCAAAAGTAAATGCTCCTGTTGCTGTAGCAGGAATTGTTACTACAATGTTATTTCCTGTATTTGCCAAAGCGATACTAATTGTGTTTTTTGGTGAATCACTTGACTCTGTTGACGCAATAACTTCTCCGTCAGGCGAATCTTTAATTTTCATTTTAGCACTGTAGCCTGAAGAAAGATCTAATACCGAACCCGTATTGTCTTTGAAGGACAAGTTAAGAGTGAAGGTAGTCCCTTGTTCTATTGAAAAATCGTAGGTTCCTGCACTCATCGGGAGATTCTCATGCGAGGTTCATTGCGTCCACCACCGAATGTCAGAGAGTTAACTCCCTCCTGTAATTGACACTCTCTTGCTACTGCATCAAATTTGTTTTTGTAACCTGCACTTTTATCAACATTTCTGAGATTAGTTTCTTTTAGATATGCACGTTCCAAAGATCCAAAAATAAGAGCTTCATGCCACACTGCATTAACCTGCGGATTTGCAGTATCTGATGTCATGTCAGTGACGTTAATCACTCCACGGATCTCAAAGTCTTTGTATATTTTTGTTGTTGCATCATCATCAATGAACATCTGATCAAGCTGATAAGGCACAGGATAAATGCGGAATGTATCTGCCGTACGATGCGTTAATATCACCGCTTGGACTTCGCCTTGTTGATCACGCCACCGTGGGATCGTGATTGATCCTGTCAGTTTTGAGTTGAACGGGTTTGGAGTTAATCCAAACTGTCCGTCAATCAACGTGTCTTCTGTAGATTGCTTGAAGGCAAGTGCATTGACCTCGCCTTCGGAGAGGATTTCAAGTTCAACTCCGTCTAATGTGACCGAGTTGACTTCGGAAATAGCAGAGGGTTTTGTAAAGGTCGGACCTATCTTACGGAAAGATCCTGAAGCATCACTAATCGATGCACCTACCTGCGATTGGTTTAACACGCAGGTAAAGGTGTTATCTGTTTTGGCCCGTATTACAAAAGTCTGATCATCATATTCGGTGGTTGGCGCAAACCCCGTAAAGTAGATTGCGTCTCCTACCGAAAAACCGTGCGCTGTCGATGTCGCTGTGATCGTGCGCCCGTCAACGGCAATCGTACCACTCTTGTCGGAGGAAGGTCCGAGACTGAGGGTCGCTGTCGTTGTCGGTTGTTTTGTGATGCGTACGAATTCTCTTTGCGAATCATTTATGTAACGGTTTATATCTTCATCAGACCAATGACGGTTGTCCGAATCCTGAAGCGCACTCTCAATGCGCTGTCGGATCTCTCCTCTGTTCATCAAGCATCAACATCAATAGATTCATAAGATTCTTTGACTTCTTGTATGAGACTTGGATCAATGTCGGTTGCACCTGCCTTGGGCCACTTTTTGACAACAAAAGGATATACTTTGGACACAATCGGTTCTAACTCCTGTCCGTAAACGGGCTGTCGATAATCCGTGCGTACGCAGTTGTTTAGAATCTCAACATGTTGCAACGGAACGACACGATCAGTTCCACGAGGAATGATGATCTGCCAATCGAAATAGGTTACGGGTACAGGTGCTTGATTATGAACGTCACTTCCTGTCTGTATATTGATAACACAATATCCTTCAGGTATATCCTTCATCGCTTTTGCATCGTACTCCATAGCGATTTGATTGGTCCCTGACAGTTGGATAACCTTGCCCGTGCCTTTGTCGAGATAAGAGTTTTCAAGACTAGGATCACGGAATGCTTTTTTTGATCGTCTTTTCTTTACAAGACCGCCTGCTACTTCACTCATAATGAAATGCGAAAAAGGTTATAAGCCCTGCATCGTACGACACAGGGCTATATTGAATTAGCTAGGATCAGCTAAAGATGCCTGATTCCAAGCGATGTCACCCGTGAACCTGTACTCAAGCCACACATAAAGCACTCCGTCAGTCGGAGCGGCTGAAGAGCAGTCTATGGTTACACGGATTTTGTCTGCTCCGTCACCTGAGGTGTCTGCAGATCCCCAACACATGATGGAAGAGCCACCTGCAGTTTCCACATTGGCCCCGTCAATCAGACCGTCAGGGTCTGAAATCGGGCCAACATCGATGACGGAAGTTCCGCTACCGTTAGTCAGATTTCCTCTGACTTCGGCACTTGTTACAAACGCCCCTTTAGGAAGGACGAAATCAAAAGTCCCGTCTCCGTTGGAGTCGAGCGTCAGGTCACCGCCTGTTTGCCCGTTTCGGGCAATAACGATGTGTTTAGTCATCTGTCCAACGGAAGATGCCTGTACTTTTCTTGATTGCATATTAATTAATCTCCGTCAGAAGGATTAAGTAAGCGAACTTGCACCACATTCGACAATGTAGTGGTAGTTCGGTTGAAGGAGAATGGCTCCGTGATAAAAATCTACGGACACTGTGCCACGTTGACCTAGTGGATCGCCTGGTCCTGGCTTCGGAAGTACAACCGTTGGTCGGAGTGAATCACGACCTGCAAGGGTTGCGGTTCCACCGAAATCCTGCGCCATGATGATGAGTGGATACACATCAACATTGGTTCCGTCAGTGGTTTTTAGATCATCCGCTACTGCGCTGTTCGCTCCTGCACTAGCAAAAGGAATTGCCTGAGTGGTGAGGATGAAGCGAATTCCGAGACACTGTCCGATCTCACCTTCCATGCGGTCACTAGGATCAGAGTACTCTTCCGCTTTTACAAAGTTAGGAAGATTCTCAATGTCCTGTCTGAGGTCGGTGTGACCTACTGCAATGTATGCAGGTCGGAGAGGAGCGGTTGTGATATTCGGAGAAGCTTTCAAGTACTCAGTCAGCTTCATCGCATCCTGACCTTCCAAGAAACGAACTGCGGTCTGGATTAGAAGCGCAGATGAAGTTCCAGGGCTACCGTTCGTAATCCCTTTCTGCTTGCTGATCGTCTGATCAACTGTGCTACGAGTTCCGCTTGAAGCAGAACGTGCGTACGCTACATTTGTTCCGGCTCGAAATACTTTGAAATCGAGGAAATCCTTCAACTCGCCTGCCATAGTAGCCAAACGACTTGAAATCTGCTCAAGCAGTGGATCGGTGTGTACGGCAAGCATCAAGTCTGTGACATTGACATATGTTCCGTAGCGTGAAAGCTGAACTTTTAGTGTATTTTGCTGTATATTTTCAAAATTTGGCGTTACGCCCTCGGCAATAGGGACATCTTTTCCCGTAATGTCGATTTTCTCATACCGCCTGAACCTCAACTCAAGCCCGTCTTTCAACGGCTTTACGTCACGTTGTGCAAACCTTGAAAACGTCAAAAGCTTCAAGGCAATAGGCAACATTTTCTTCTGTATAGAAAAACTATTTGAGGCTGAAAGATCACCGTACGATGATCCTGTCAATACCCCTGTTCCACCATAATTAGCCATGATAATCTCCTATGATATGTGGCTTATTCTTCCTGAGTGACAATGTGATTCCACAATTCGTCCTCAGACATGTTTTCAGTATCTACCTCTTGTGGAGGTGCTGTGTTTTTCGCTAAAGATTTTGCCACTTCCCGTTTCTGTTCCTGTTTTGGACTCGCTTTTGTCGCAGGCTCATCGCCTTTTTTCTTTGCTCTAAAAGCTCTTCCGTCATCCGTGTTCAACCAAGTGTTTACTACCCAAGCATGTTTTTCAGGATCAGGAGATTTGTCTGACAGAATGTCCTTTAAAACAGTGTTTGCGTTGACGTACTCAACAAAATTTGGATCGGTATCGATCTCTAAGTAGTCACCGCCCACTTTCTGCTTCATCACGGTGTCATAATGCTGTACCAACCGTTGATACTGCATGTCCTGCAATGCTTTTTGAGTCTCCTCATACTTGCTCTGCAGATCCGTAATTGGCGCATCGTCAGGCTTAATCTGCCCAACCTTGTAATCAACAATCTTGTTGACCACACTCATGACCTCTTCAAAATCCTTCATCGTCTGCTTGTCTGTATCAGAAAGCAGATTATCGATTGTCTTCGGCTTTTCTTCTGCTTGAACTTTTTCAAGCTCAGAGAGTTTTTTAAACTTCTCCTGATTTTCAAGCCGTTCAATCTGAAGCGATTGAAGCTGTCGTTCTAACTCAGCAAGCTTCGAATCCGAATCTCTTCGATAAGATGCACTCTTTTCATTTCGAGAGTGGTAATCCTTCTCAAGATCCTTGTATCGTTTTTGCCAATCATGCTCTGGTTCCTCAACGACCTCGGTTTCCTCGGTTGTTTCAGTCTCAGCAACTTCCTGTGTTTCAGGTTCCGCTGTATCCGATCCGCTGTTGTCAGCGGTATCTTCTTGTTCTACAGCATCCCAAAGTTGATCTGCGGACATTTCTGACTCTTGCGGAGCCGATGCAACGTCCTGAATTTCTTCAGCCAAATTCACCTCCTACGGAGTACCCGTTTATGTGTACAGGGCCGTTAACATTCGCCACCTTCCCTAAGGAGTGGATGACATGAGCTTCCTGACTTCATCAGGAATTCCGATGATGTCTCTCAATGCTTTCAACTGACCTAATTTGTAGTTGAGCTTTGCGACATCACCCGAATCACTGATAAATCCGTCACGCTCCAATGACTCTTGTATCTCGTTTATCTTTGCATCTACATGAACCGTCAGACGTTTCCACCCTAAATCGTCAAGAAGATGCGATATGACCGTATCTTCAGCTTGGTACTTCAACCTGCCCTTGTTCCTGCATCATTTGCTGTTGCATCATCGCTTGCTCTTGCTGTGCTTGTTGCATCTGCATCTGTTGCATTCGTTCTTCCTCCTCTTCTCCGATCAGGATGCTCATGCTTCCGATCTGCGAGGGGTTGAGTACGTTGCCTTGCTTGATCAACTCAATGCGCTCCTTCATCTCGGACTCACGTTGATCGTCTGATACCTTCTGCTTCTCATCGAGAAGCTTTTTGTACTTCTCTAACTCTGCTTGTATCTGCGCTTTGCCTTGTTCTAACTCCAACTGCGTCTGTGCTTGCTGTTGTAATTGCTGTTGTTGCGACTGCATTGCGCCTTGTTGTTCTTGCTGTACCTGTTCGTCTGTCTTGACTACAAGGTCAGGCTCCATGTTGAACGCCCGTGCTAACGGCTTTGCTAACTGCTCAAAGTTGAAGAAGTTCTGCAACTGTGGGCTTTGTCCTGCAACCTGGAGGAACGAAAGCAACTGCGTGTTATGCACCTCATCAGCGAGGTAACGCTCATACCCTTGACAAACGGACTCGAAATCGCCTTTGATCGACTCATCTTCGTCATCCACCATGAGCCACCGATACACCGCTGTGATCGATCCTGTGATCATGTCAGAAACACTCCGTACGACACTCGATGTCTGACGATTTGCGTTCGTGTTCAACAGGCTCATGCCTGTCGCAGTCCGTGTCTGATAAGGCGAATCCTGCCCTAACCCAATCGGAGCAATGCCTGTATCCAAATCTGACTCTTGCTGTAGCATCTGAATCAGCGGAATCAGACCCTGTGTCACATCGGGGATGATCACGGGCCGAAAGGCTGAGTTCACATCCACTCCTGGCTTTGAACGAAACTGCTTCCCTGCCTGTACTCGTTCGGTATCTTCTCCTGCTTCAAATGCAGAAGGATCAATGACC